TCAGGGGCGTAAGTGCGGGAATAATCAAATTATCGATTAAATGCTCTTTATTTATCATTGGCCGAGCCTTGCATCAGCTATGTAATGGCCGCTAATCGTGTACTGTTTATCCACACGTTCCTGCATGGTAACAGTCGGATAACCGGTTGTTTTAGCAGTACCGTTTGAAAATGATACAACGGCTAGATTGCCTGTAAGGTCGCCATCTGTATTGTCTATCCTCATATTACCTGACGCACTTCCGTACGTAGAGTAAACCGTCACTACCGGCACTCGTATTTTGTTAACACTATATCGCACCATCCAGCCCGGAATGGTAGTATTTGTGGATTGGTTGGCAATACTTGTTACATTCGATGACCACACAGCGCCGGCTATAGATGATGCGCCTGGCACTACGTTCCGTGTGTAACTCGTTTCATAATAGGCTTGCGCATCAATCAAAGCGGCTACAGGATCAATGTAATCAAAATAGGTGGCACTCGCCGCTGATTGCAGTTTCACACGACTTACGTAAATAATGTCAGCTGCGGCGGGTAACACACCATCTATCCAGAAAAGCAAACCAATATTGTTAGCATTAGATGGAACCGATATCCCTTCAATTTTAAATGTTTTTAATCCCGCGGCGCCCACCAGCGATAAATTTGCTGGCGTGTTCAAAAAAGAATAACCGGCTACCAATGTAGGGTTCGTACCCATAATTCCCCATGCGGAAATTGGCTCAAGAGCAACACCGCTATCCGCTGTATTAGTTGAACTAATAACACCCACTTTTAAATTAAGCGTTGCACTCGCGCGAGCCTCAATCATTAAACTACAGGTGGCAAAATACACCAGCGGAACAGTTTTAGCATATTGAATCCACTGGATTAGCCCAAACTTTTTATTGCCCGTTTTTACCGTAATCTTAAGGGAAAGATCAGTATGACGCTCAAGCGTAACAATATCAGGTCCATCACATACCATAATCCAGTTATCAATAAAATACGTAGCATCTGCAACTGAACCGGTAAATGACGTGCCTTGCTGCCAGGGTGCCGTTGTAAAATCACCCGCTACCAGAATGTTATCATCACGCCCCGATCCTTCCGGAAAAGGAATATTTAATGGATCAATCGCAGAATACCAGGCTTGAACTAGACTATTATTCAGTGACGTTGAATCATCTAGATCAACGGTAACACTCGTGGCGGCACTCGCCGTAATATACGTTACATCGGTAACCGTTCCGTAATACGTCGCATCAGCAACTCCAAAAAGTTTTACACGACGAGAAACATTATAAAATGACGATAAATCACCACCCACTTTAAATACGGTACCACTGGCGTAACTTACCGCCGTTCCGTAATCTACCCAAATCGGATCCTCATACCACGTTCTTAGTGAAACCATCATTTGCCGTGCGCAATTATTCACCGAACTAGGCAATTGCCCTTCTGGCCAGCCATTCGGAACGGGCATATCATTATTAGCCGCTACTTTCGACCAGGTCGCAACACCAGAACTTGACATAGTTTCTTCCTATTTTTTCTTTTTAGCTTTAAGGCTCGGATACATTTTATCCACTTTGTCAATAATACCCTTTGGATTAGGCGCATTGTGCGCTAACTTTTTGGCTGACTTGCCACGTGCTTTTGTGTTAATCGGATACGTTCCAGCCGGCGCACCACCCGCGGGCCCTGCAAACTCGCTAACGCCTTTGTATTTACCGGCATTAGAACCACCCGGTTTTTTTCTCATTGCATACATCATATCGTCGGATGCACTTTTACTTGATTTACCCTTCATTTATTTACTCCATCTGTTTGATTTGAACTTAAAAGACCAAGACCCGCGCGTTTTAACGCATTCGTACTATCGTAACCCGGTTTTTTTAGGATTGGAATTTCACGAGTCAGCAATCCACGTAAGTATAACCCTTTAAGTGCATTGGATCTTAGCAGGGACGACGCACCGCGTGCTCCCAAAACGGTGCCGACCGGCAGAACCATGGGCAAAAGGCTATGTTGCGCCGCCCCCACTCCAGCGCTTAGCGCTGAAAGATATTTTAGAGCCTGACTTACCTTCTCACCACTCGCACCCGTCTGCGGCGTGTAAAACGGCGACTTAGCATCGGGAAACATCTTAGAAATATTCAAAACACTCTTAACCGCGTTATTATTTTTGCCATAAATCGCATCACGTTGACGAATAGACATTTTATTAAGTCGTGCTATCTTCTGTGCCATCGTACCTTCAGATCGTAAGATATGTGCACCGACTAACGGAGCAATTCCTTTAGAGTGCGATGCAATAAATTTTTCGGTAGTCAATCCAAAATCATTACCTTTTGTAGAAAACGGCACACCTGAATTTATGTAATTTTGAATCTCACGCTCATCAGGATTACCGGCCTTGTTGTACCATGTACTAGCGGCTGTCTTGTTACCTTTGGCATCTTTCTCAAAAATATCTGCCTGCTTTACACGTTCGGCTCGCGCATCATCCAGCAAAGATGAAAATTCACTATCCTTTGCCTTAATTGCCGCACCGTGAATTGATTCATCAATTGTGTGGTTAATGCCACCTAATTTTCCTTTTAATATGCGAGATGATGGTGAATCATCAAGGTAATTAGATGACATGGTCGAAAGTTCATTGCGAAGCGCCAATGCTTTTGAAATCGGAACCGTAGGGCGTACCACACGACGCACACGACCAGTCAGGGTTAGCTCTTGATCATTGGGCGGAAGATTTCTTAACTCTTTTGATTTTTCTAGAAGTGTAGCGATCGCATTGGCACGTGCTGAACCCACTGGCGCGCTATTTTTTATCTCCTCGATCTGCTTATCAATCGTATCAACAATAGTACTCGGATCAAGTTTAGCACGCAGCGTGGCGGCACGCTTACCAACAAGATCGTATTTTCTTGTTACCTCATTCTTTTGTGCCGCATACCGCTGGCCAAAATCCTTAAGTGCCGTCAAATTGGCATTCTGCAAATCTACATTGGTCACATTAGCAGGGTTCTCAAGTTGATTGAGTAGCATATTAACGTGTTGTCCTATCTCTTCGATGGGCTTAGCCGCACCCGACAGAGGTATCATGCCTAAAAGTGTTTGTATCTTAGTGAGTCCCGGAGAAGCGGCAATATTGCCCAATGGTATTTTCATTCCGGCTGGCTGATTCCCCATGTTCTTGAGGAAATCCGTAGCCGTTACCTGACCCTCGGTACCAGAACCGATGCCGGGAAATACCCTGGTTAGGCCACGCGCTACACTACCCATAACATTTCTAACCGGCGTTGATGATAAGAGGGGTTTTATCACACGTGCAACACCAGGTGCCAGAAGTCCCAAGCTTGCTCCCACTTGCGCACCCGTAGATTGATCATCAGGAGAAGCAAGCATTCCTTGTGCAGCCCCTATGGCGGCTCTGGGTATGTGCTTGGATAATATTGATGAAACAAGTGGAACAGCGCTTCTATGAAGTCCAAGTTTAGTGAGTAATCCAGGAATCTGTTCAGCAAAAGGAGCGGCCTCGCCTATACCTGGCATCGGCATTGCAAAACCACCCAAAATATTGCCGGCCGTGGCTCCCGGCTGTCCCTGAGCTTCGGGAAATGGCAACTTAGTTGGAAGGTTAAGATTCAGTTTTTGCGCTATTGCCGGACTGCCTACAACACCTGGAACACCCATTCCCATCGGTCCACGTGGCAGTTGATTCAGTAGCTGACTCCACAAGGGAATCGCCGTATTTGCCGCACCTTTTAAAAAATTTTGACCCGCTTGGATATCAGGTGCTGGAAAATGAATACCCGGAACAGTAAAACCATCTCCCGCCGAATCATCAGCACTCGACACCCCGGATGGATAAATATGACCCCAACCGTCCGCAGAAGATGGTTTGCTTGGAAATACGTCCTCCCAATTAGGCGCAGATATTTGTTTAGCCATGTACCGTTCCACCTTTTGCCGCAATGGCCGCCACAATGCTCGCTACACTATCGCCTGTATCTTTAGCGCGCTTATTAATCATGTCCGATGAGTAAATAACATTATTAAGGATCATTGATGGGGTAACCGTAGAACTTGAAACAGAGGGTGAATTATTCCGGACGGCCGCAAGTTGCTGCGCTTCTGTCATAGACAGAACCTTCATTTCACGACCCATAAGATCGCGAGTATTATCAAGCATAGCTAAAACTTGTTTTGGATTTTTACCCAAAAATGACGGATCGGCAAGTTCACGCATAGCAGATGATTCCGAATCCGTTGCTTGACCTGTAAACTGCCCCTGCAACTCTTTCGCTAACATATGTACTGCATTCACCGATTCAATATATTTTGTATATTGTGGCTCATCGATACCAATACCTGACTTTAGCTTGTCAAATACTTGATGCCCTTTCCCAAGATACGTCGAGTAGTCCTGTATCGCACCAATATTCTCATTTACAGCATCCAACATGGATTTTGCCGACGTACCACGGCTGAGTTGCTTTTGCTGCATGACCGTCATCTGCTCGGCGGTCGCCGCATCCCTTATCGGCTGCTGATCCAATGTCACTTGAGATGGGATAGCAGGCTGAACAGGCGCTGCAGGCTGAACAGGCGCTGCAGAGGCTTGGTCGGTCGCAGGATCAACAGGCGCGGCTGAGTTGTCTAACATTGCCGCCACTGGCTGCGCTGCCGTTGCATTTTGATTAGCAAGCATACCGGTATTCTGATCAAGTGCACCCGATGCTACAGGGGATGCCGGTGCAATAGGATAGCTGGATGGTAAATTCGATTGAGAATAATCCTGCGCATCCGTAGTGGTGTCAATATCAGAACCGGCTTGCGACTCTATAGCGGCTTTCGCACTCTTTGTGTGATTCTTCAAGAGCAGGTTTTGCAATAAAAATTTCGTCTTAGCATCCGTTTGACGCTGAGCTATCGTCATTGCCGTTCTAAGGGCAATCGTCCTAGGATCATTTTCTCCATACTGCTGCGCATAATAATCAATGGCCTTTTGTTGCGCTACATTGCCACCCACACCAAATGTGGGGTCGTTTAATCGCCGATTATCAATATCTGTTCGTGCTTTAACATACGGCGCATTTATTAACATTTGCTGTTGTTTTTGCGCTAATAGTGCATCAGCTAGTGTTTGTTTTTTCTGCGCGTCCGCTAAGGTGTCGCCGATTTGCATACCACTTGCAATAGCCGGACCCCACCCAACAGGAGCTTGAGAAGGTCCGGAAGAATTCAAAAGCCCCATTCCCAAGCCTCTTAATTGTGGCGATGCTAATAAATTTAGTATTCCATCTAACATAACTAACCTCCAGATAAAAGCGCCATTAATTGCGGGTTGCTTCGTATCAATTGGAGTAAACCTGCTGACCCACCATCTTGGTTGTACTGAGAATCAAAACCCGAGTTTCCACCATAACTTTGGCCGCCACTACCGCCACCACCATCAGAACTGTTGCCACCATTCGAGAAACCCTTGTAAAGCGACATACCTTCATTTGCACCACCTAAAATACCACCCAAAATCCCCATCCATTTATTACTGTATGTCGGGGCAACCTTCCCCTGATTAATGGCATTTAATACCCCATTCGCCGAATTTGCTCCACCTTCACCTAGCTGCATAAGTTGATTGGCATCGCCATAATCCGCCTGCGCAAATGTCGGTGCCATTCCAGCTGCCTGCATTTGACGTTGACGCTCGCTATCGTAATTCTGAGCGTAGGTATCGCCTATCGTTTGACCGAGCGAGTTGGTAGCTGTTTGTTGCGCTAAAGCCGACATGGGTTGACCAGATGATGCAAATCGTGACTGCAACATCGGTAATGTGGTGCGCTTGGCATTGTCGACAGCGGCATTAAGGCTAGCATTAAATCCTGCACCACCCGACATGTAATTTCCAGCTAGCGTTTGATCTGCATTCGCTTCAGCTGCCTTTAATTCAGGAGATCCCGCTAAGGCACGTTGCTGAAGCATTCCAGCACCTTGACCATATGCACCACTGAAAGATTGCTGATTCTGCATGTTCTGAATAAGGGCTTGAAGGGCTTGATTCTGATAAGGAGAGGCAGATTGGCCGCCAAATCCTACATCACCATATGTCTCTTTTGTACTCATAAGGGGGCCTCATAAAATATAAGCGTTTCTTTAAAATTCAAATGACGCAGAATCTTTCGGAATCCTTTGCGCCCTGTAAATTCAATGCTCGCGCATTCATTTTTAGTTCCCCACTCCATGATGATATCAAGATTTTCAATGTATTTGTAGAGTTTTGAACCAGATAACATTAGAACTCGAAGTATTTTCTTTTTAGCACAATAGACAATTTTGGTTAGAACGACTATTTCGATCGTATCACCTTCAAATCCGCACCAAAGCTGTATCACACCACCCAGCAAAGAGTCGTAAATATTATCCAAATCATCACGTCCAGGGTCTCTTTTTAGAACCTTTCCCAACATCCGACTCACTTCTGACCAGAATATGGGTACTAACTCTTTATCAATTCCACTGAACATATCACCCCGTTAGCGTGAATTTAAAACTTCTCGTATCAGATATATTGTTCGCATGAGTGATTGTAATTGTACTGGCCGTTGGATCTTGAGCGCTAACATATAATGTTCCAGAGGCCATAGCCGAAGCGGCCGCCGCATTTGTAGGTTGCAACGTAACATGTGTATCAACACCAATATCGCCATAAGATAGTTTGACAACGGTTGATACAGAGGCGGGCGCCATATTTAAGTTTGTTGTATATACATTTGCTAACTTTCCTTTTAGCATTCTATTTACTGTAGTCTGAAGGTCAGCGAACCAACTCTTATCACCCTCGATATATTTTTTTATACCATCAAAACTCATCGTGCCCCCGAATCTTCCATTTCCAGAATCTCAATGCCCTGAACATCATTATATTTTCCAGTAATAACTAATTCAAAACGAAGATATCGCGCATTAGCACGTAATGTCACATCGCCTAGCGTTCCATCAGCTACATTTGGAATCGGAGATTGAAGGCCCGTCCAACGAACGGCTTCAGATAAATTACTGCGCATGCCCACACGGACATAGACACCCGTTTTTGCATCGCACATAATTCGAATACGTTTTAAAAACGTTAAGCGAGAAGGAAAGAATTCAAATTCCTGTGTTTCAAAAATAGCCGTTAAATTTTCGTCTTTATTTGAGAATGTTATTAGTTTGTTGCCAACGTCATAGCCGGATATATAAAGACTTCCACCCTGCCAAAACGGAGAATCCAGGGATGGTTCTAGTTCATCTAAGTTGGTATTTACCGCGTCTAAACCATCCAGCGTGTAACCAGGTGATGCACTTTGTACCAACGTCTGAATATGAATGTTTCCAATTGACCATTTCTTATCAGTACCGTCTTCAAAGTTATAAATAACAATCTTGTCAGGGACACCATCCGACGTGGTTGCCGCTACAGATTGATAACACCAGTAAACTAATTTTTGAGTGGGGTCAGCACGACCCACAACACGTTTTGGTACAGAATGATTAATATCATTTATTACAGTGGTATTTACCTGACCATCACCAATCCCTACTGAATTCTGGCCATCAAAAACATAGAAGCCATCAAGGCCTAGGTAAAAAATAAGTGATCCTACAGGGACAATAGAGTTTGGATAACGCGTTCCGCGATTACTCTCTACCTTGTCATAACGAAATATTTCTGGTGAGCCAATATAGCTCATTCGTGTAATAGCACGTTCCTGAAACAGTACACCATATTCACCGCCGACAATCCCGTTGCCCGGCCCATCCGAGAGGTCCAGATCAACAAAGTTAGCCTGGGTTATCACAGAGGCAGACCATGACGTCGGATCATTTAGCGCACTATTCCAGACCCGTGTTGTCCGAACGCCATCTACGGCGTCCTGAGTGTTGAATGCTACCAGAAAATCACGAACACGTGCAATATATCGTGCTTTTGGTGCGCTGGGTGATAATGTCGAGAAAATTGATGCGGAAGGAACAGCCAATGTTTGAATCACATCAGAAAAATTTGTTGCAAATAAATCCTGATTCCATTGAATAAAATTCCATGACTCCTCATCACCCGTTACATAACCACCGGCTTTTGAAATATTTGTAACCGCCTGACTGGTTTCGATTCGATATAACTTGCTTGCCGTTCCTGCATAATTATATGAGTTCCCTTCATCATCCTTAACGTATGTGCCGCCACGTGCTCGAGCATCAAGCGCAGCTGATCCCACAACCGAATTCGGAAAAGGTTTATAACTGTTTTCGGATGGAATCGTGTTAATGGCTTGCTTTAATGAATCACTATTGTACACGGCAAGATCAGGAGCAAATTTAGCCAGTGGGATAAACATACCTACTCCTGCCACATCATATTTCCACTGCCAATGTAATTCGCCGTCTTTCTGCGTAAGGCCGTTAATGCCTCTAATTCAGCATTTTTACAGTTACTAGCCGCATCAGCATCACGAATAACACGCGAATAAAGCCACCACTCGGCACGTGATTCAATAAGGTCTTCAGCATTGCTTAAAAAGTTATTCGTATCATTCGAATCAGACAATTCCGTGTAACTTTCAACATACGATAATGTAACAGTATAAGACTGATCGGGATTAGGGTACATAAAGATTTGTTCTTCATATATAGCGTAGCATGTCGGTGGTCCCAACGAGATGGTTGGATTAACTAAAACAATCCATGGATAGGTTTTTGGCACCATCAGATATTTACTCGTCGTGTTACGCGTTAGATTAACGGTATCAAGTCTTAAAATATCGGCTGGAAAACCATCCGCCGCACCATAGGATTCTTGGCTTCTAACGGTGGCAAATGTCGTAATTTTTTCATTAAACCAAAAACGATCGAATCCATAATATGAAATGGCACGATTAATTGCCTTACCAATTTGAGAATCAAGATCATTGCGATTAAGGTCATCCGCAATATTTACCGTCATTTCACCGAAACTGGACATAGTAACTCCTGCATTTTCTTATCGAATTTCTCAAATGGTCGCGGTGGAACACTTTCAAAATCGATCAAATACTTGGGTACTATACGTCCGTTAACGTTAACGGCATGAACACTACCACCCATGAGCTCAACCCATGGTCGCGCACTGTTCATCTCCCTATGCATAGAAAGCCAGAGTTCATTATAATCTACTTTGTCCGTTTCAGGGAAGCATGGCACACCTTGGGTGTAATGGATCAATTTAGGGGTATTTTCCGTTGGTTTGTCATAACCAGCGAGAAAATTCCATTCTGACGGGATGCTTCCTAGCTTTTTAGCCCATTCTATCATATGCAAACGATCGGCTTTTTCAACGAATTCTGGGGTAAATTCCAGGCATTTTTCGTTGTTAAACATCATTAATGACGCCCATTCGAAGGTTTTAACGTTCTGAACCACACTTACATCACAATCCATGTCAATAAGGTTAAATAATTTGGCTATATCATCTGTTAATAGCATATCAGCATCTAAAAAGAGGGCTGACCCCTGATAGTCGCATAAATAGGGAACTAAAAAGCGACTATACGTAAAAGGAGTCAACCCAACTCGGGTTATCGGCAGTGTACTCAATACTAATGGCGTAATACTTACCGGCACACTTGCGTACTTTAAAATAGAATAATGTAAAACTTGATACGTAATGGCTTGTCGATGATCGTAACCAATAAAGATTTTTAACATGAGCTGCCTATAGGTATTTCATTTAATGACACGGATGGACTGATTGCAATTGATGACATCAATTCAGTTCTTTTGATTCCAGGTGGTTCACAAATAATTAATATCTCATCATCCTTACCACCATGATTTAATATAGTGAATTTTTTCTCAATTCTATCTCGCCACTCTTGATCACTTTTAATGTTTAAGTGAAAGTTTCTTCCATCTAGAAATTTTGCTTCACTCAATGCGGTATTTATAACAAATACTACGGATTTTTTAGTAAGATAATATATGTGACTAATTACCTCATCTAAATATTCTGGCTCAACACATTCTAAAACATTAACACAGAAAACTAAATCACATGGTTGCGGAAGTGATGCATATTGTTTTACGCATGGATCATAACTTGTTACAAAAAAAGGCACATTTAATGCAAGACAACCTTTTCCACATCCATAGTCTAAAATAGTTTCAGGTTCCATGGCTTCCGCCATACCCCAAAAATGATTAACCCATTTTATTGATTCTTTGCCGTACTCTTTTACATCACGATGTAGTTGGGCATTTATTTTTCTGAATGAATCGCTAATAAGTTGCATAGTTCTTCTCCCGCTTTTTCAAAAACTGGCGACCAATTGCATGACTTATCTTGCCAAAATGATTTAGTGTCTGAATACCATGGAAGGTCCTTACCATACGGCCCCATCTGCCACATCGCTCTAAATGGACATAACTGCCACGTTTTAACCCCTAATGCGCCCCCAACGTGAACAATACTTTGCGGAACAGAAATAATAACATCCATATTTGATGCCAATGCTACAGTCTTTTCATAATCATCAATCTCATCACGCCAGTGATGGATAACTATCTCTGGATGTTGCTCTTTAAATTCATCAATATCTTTTTCAGCATCATTAAAGTACTGGAAAGAATAAAAATCACAATCTTGTTTTAATATTGGAAGCCACTGCTCTAGATTAGTGTGTCGAAAAAATAAGTTTGTTTTTGGTGTTCCACCTTTCCAAGCAATACCAACTTTTAATTTCTTACTTGATATTTTTTTATTATAAACATCTGCAAGATGATCGTATGGTTTTAAATATGGAAGTTTAGGAAAATCAGATTCAGACTTTCTGAATAATTTACATAATGTTGGTAACGCTACCTTAAATCCTGGCTTTACTCTTGCAGTCCAACACAATATGTTTTCTTTTCGAGTTCCAAAAATCAATTCTCCTGGAAAACTGTGTCGCCAAATATTAAGTAACCTAGGATGACAATCCAAAACAAAATTAATATTGTTGTTTCTTAATATATCCGGAATGCATGATCCAAACATAATCTCGTCACCAAGACCCTGCTCACCATATACCACAACAGTTCCCGGTGATACGCCGTCCCATTGTGGAGTCCCATCATTTGAGTAATTGCGCTCCTCATTCCCTTCTACAATTGATCTAGCATCATATAATGTAAATCCCGTGTCATATTCACCTTTTTCCAAATGACATAATGAAAGATTATTTAACGCTTGTTTATCGTCCGGTTTTAATTCCAATGCTTTTGTCGCATACTTTATGCCCTTATCAGGCTCACCCCACGCAACATAGGACGCCGCAAGATTAATATAGGCTTCTGCTGATTTTGGATCAATCTTTATGGCGGAATAAAAGAACGTACGAGATTCGTCAAACTTTTGCTGATTGTATAAAATATAGCCAATATTATTGATTGCAGGAGCGAAATCTTTCTTTAACGCAACAGCTCTTTTTAAAAGCACTAATGCTGTGCCAAAATCTTTTATCTTTCCAAGATAGCATGCCATACCGTACATAAACTCATATGATTCTGAGTCTAATGTTAGTAATGTGCGAAACTTTCTACCACCTTCTTCTATTCTACCATTGTGCAAATCTTCAAATGCGAGTCGATAAAGCTCGCTGGCTTTCATGTGCTGCATATGTTCCCCTTTTTGCAGAAAACCCAAATTTCTCTGGGCTTTTTTCTTAGTTCATATTGTAGTACACACTCATATTGCACATAAAACTTGCCGTAGTCGAACTAACAGTAGGTGTCACTGTCATATAAATTGGTGCCGTATCCGAAGTCACACTTACCTTGTAAGGTAATACCTGTGTCTTCAGAACAATTGCACCTTTAGCAACGGTTGTTGCAAATGTGCTGAGCGTTCCAATACTAATGCCATAGTCTGCCGGTACCGTAGCAGATCCTGCTGTATGATCTGCTACAATATTTGTAATCGTGCAATGATTTGGAACCTTCAAAAGAAGTACCACGGTTGCCGACGCAGAAAATGCTGTTGTACCAGAATTATAACGCACGAATGCTGTATTAGTACCTGCTGCGACGGCGCGGTCAGGGACGCCAGCCGCTGCTGCTGTTGCTGTTAGTGTAGCCATTTATCTAGCTCCTATGTATGCGCAATTGCGTAAGTTGGAAGAATCAAAGTACTAAAGTCTGCACTGTTAAACACGGCCTTTTTAAGACCAAAGATTAAGCCAGCCGCTACACCAAGTTGATTGCCGTAATCGAATAATTCTTCGTTCCACGTCATCTTGTTTTGCGTACCATCCTGACCAAACCCCATGATTGCGGCTTGCGCACCACAGAAAATAGCTCGACGTACGTTAGTAAATCCAGGTGCGAGCGGTACACGAATTGATTCATGCAATACCACGTTGTTATACACACCTAAAGCACCTGTAAAAATTGGGTTATCGCCAATCTTACCGCCAGTCAATACAGCTTTCTGAATATCTAACCATTGGCCTGTTGATGTGCTAATTCTTAAATCCGTAACTTGGTGCGGATGCAGGAATAACACAAACATTTTATCGCCCTTCACATCAACGGGACGAATCAAAGGTACTAAGGTTTTTGCTTTTTCAACAGCATAGTCAATCAATTGCAATGACATGACGGCACTAGCACTCGCTGACGCAACAGTCGCTTCAGAAGTGGTACCCGTCGGATAAACATAGTTACCAGAAGATGGTGCAATCGTTGCATTGCCACCTGTATATCGAAGATCACTCTGACCCGTGTTACCGGAAATCTGATTGAAGAAAGCGTAATCAATACGACCCGTCCACCAGTCTTTCAAGCCCATCATCGCTTCTGAACGAACATCAAACGGCACACGTTGTTGAGACATTTTACCGGCTGAACGCACCGCATTACGAAGCTGATTGATCAATAATGCATCACTGTAGGTAATTAATGATTCTTCATTACCTTCCAAGATACCATCACCCAAAATACCGTCTGACGCTAACTGCATACGCAAGCCAACCGTGATTTGATCGCCGGGACCTTTTGAAAGCTCGTTTCGGACTTGAACTAAAGAATCTGAAGTTGTTCCCATGAATTGAGATACATACGTAGCGCTTAATGCTTCTTGAAGTAATTTAGCGGCCCATGTTTTTACCGCTAACGCATTATTAACGCCATACTGAGTTACTGCCATAATCGTTCCTTACGTTAAATAAAAAAATATATCTAAAAACAGATATACACTTTTGCTTTAACGCCAGCGGACGATTAGGCACAATGAGATGACCCACACACTGTTTGGGTGTTCATAACGCGAACAAACCGATCACATACCTATTGTACAATGCCAATAGATATGTGTCAATTTGATACAACTAGAATGGACGACGCGTACCGCCCGCCATTCGATCAAATTCAGCATTGAATGCTGTCATATCACCCTCGTCCACCAAACGTGCCAAACGCTCATAACTGGGTTCAGACTCTACTTCGGTACCGCTAGACAATACTTTGTTTGCACGCACCCCATTCTGATACATGCCAATACGATCGACTGTAGGCGCTACATGAGCCACATAACCACGCGCTTTCGCTACCCGATATATACGTTCTGCCGCATCCTCACCATCTTGAAATGCCTTCGATACAATAGCCAGTTCTTCGTTGTGTAGCATCTCATTGGATTGCTGAAGATTATAACCCATCGCCTCAAATTCCCTTTGCCTACTCGAGATCAAAAAGTCATACGCATCTGTAAAATCAGGAGATGTACGCTTAAAATTATCAGCCTGTGTTTGATACTCGCCCACAAAGTTTTTAAACTCATTATTGTACTCAGCCTGTGCTCTAGATGACTGATTTTGGGCTTTTAAGTTTTCAATTTCAGCTTTAAGATCAATGTCACCACCGGCGGATGCCTTCTCCTGAAGTTCCTCCATGCGCTGACGATATACACGATTTTCATTTTCTGTTTTTGCTAATCGCTGGTTAAGTTCTTTATTTTTCCCCCGCGTCTCCATCATTGCGGATTTATAATTTTGCGCCAACTCGTGATCCGTTGGTTTATTGCTGACCGGTTTTAACGTATCCACTGACGTTGATGTATCTGCATCCGTATGATCAGAAACAACATCCGCACTCGACTGGACCGTTTCCTCCGCAATCGGTGGTGCAACTTTCTCATCCAATTTCATCTGGTCTAGATAAGAATTTACATTATCACCATTAACCTCAACCGTTGATGCCTGACTATTCTCTATCTCTGTCATACTGTATCCCCAGAAACTTCAATTACTTTTTTAGTCATTACGCGACGATTTAAGTGCTTCTTCTCAAGAACGGCAAGTTTTTCATTCATATGATCTTGTCGTAACTCTTTTCGTTTGGCTTCAATTTGCGATGTCCATACACTAACCATACCAATGTAACCTTTATTCTTATGCATTAGCTCAATCAATCTCTTTCGATCAAAGTCCATCGGGTCAGAATAAGTTGGATACCCAGAACGTTGGTCAACAAATAAAACTTTTGTAACAAAAGAATGTGTTTCTAGATAGTCCGCTTTAATTCTTTCATATAAGGTGTT